TACAGAAACGTTCCAGTAACGCCCCAGAACAGAACAGAACAGATACAGAACAGAATAAGAACCCCCTTAATCCCCCTGCTGCTGAAAACGAAAAGCCGGACGCTGATCCGAAGCCGCCGACTGACCCGAAACCCAAGCGCAAATCTCGCCTGCCCGAACCATTCAACCTCACCGGCGACATGCGCAAGTGGGCGGTTGAACGCACCCCAGCCGTGAACCTGGCAAACGAAACCGAGAAGTTCGTGAACTACTGGCGCGGAAGCGGCGGAACGAAACTCGACTGGTCGGCCACTTGGCGTACTTGGTTTCTCAAAGCCCAGGACGACGCCAACCATCGCCTGATCTCACCGCAACGCACTGGCAATCAACCGCTTGACATGAAAAGCACCGAATGGGCAAAGGAGCCGATTCTATGAAACGCGTTTCTGATATCACCAGTGGCCTCGACCCGCAGCAGGCACTGGCACAGATCCCGCTCGCACAGCCGATCAAGGTCGACCAGCGCACAGCGGAAATCGTCAACATCGTGTTCGACAAGCTCCAGGGCATTTTCCCAGCATGGCGACAAGCGTGGATCGACGACACGGCGCTGAAAAACGCCAAGCGCGAGTGGATCGCAGGGTTTATCCAAGGCGGGATCATGTCCGACCACCAGCTCGCGTTCGGCTTCCAGAACGCCCGCAAGTCCACCAACCCATTCCTGCCAAACGTCGGCCAGTTCGTTGCCTGGTGCAATGCGACACCGGAGTGCATGGGCCTGCCGTGCGAGGCACAAGCCTGGGACGAAGCACGCGCAGGCAAGTACAGCCACCCGGCCGTGCGCATTGCTGCAGAAGCCACGAGCACCTTCGATCTGCACGCAGCGCCGGACGGCGACAAGGCCCTCAAGCAGCGCTTCGAACGCAACTACGCCATCGTCATGCGCCGCGCACAGACCGGCCAGCCGCTGGAAGGGCGAATCGCCAAGGGCCTGAGCCACGACAGCATGCGACCGCGTGAGCAGGTCCAGCTCGAGTACTCCCGCCAGGAGGCTGACCGCATCGTCGACGTTCTCGACATCCCCAAGGACCCTAAGGCCTGCCGCGCCCAGCTGCTGGCAACCCTCGGCATTCGGAGAGACAAGCATGCGTGATTACAGCGAGTTGCAGCGACGTGCGGAGGCATTAGTCGGCCTTGACGACATACCTCTTGCGCCTGACCTGATCCTAGAGCTGATCGCCGAGAACAAGCGCCTTACCGAGGAGCTGAATTGCCCATTCCGATTGGCACGTCATTCCAAGCGGTTGATAGAGCGGTTGCGCGAAGAGAACGAGGCGCTGCGTAAGGATTCTGATCGGTATCAATGGCTCAGGGACAAGAGCGATGCCGTGCATCAGTTCTACCTGAGCGTGCCGCTGTGGTTCACGGGCGTACGCTTTCGCGCTCAGGACGTGGACAACGCTATCGATGCAATGAGCAAGGGAGAGCAGCCATGACCGACCTCAAGCCCGTGTCGTTCTTCGTGCCAGGTGAGCCGGTAGGCAAGGGCCGACCACGCGCCGTTGGCCGTAAACGCCGCGACAAGTCCAGCGGTCAATTGGTCGGCTACACCGCACACATCACGCCCATCAAAACCGAGAACTACGAAAAGACCGTTGCTGCCGCAGGTGCCATGGCGATGCGTGGTCGCGATGTCATCACCGGCCCCGTAATGGTTGAGATGAAAATTGTGGTGACCGTAGCGGCGTCCTGGTCGAAGAAAAAGCGCGCTGCAGCACTGGCTGGCGAAGTGTTCCCGACCAAGAAACCCGATATAGATAACGTGGAAAAGGCCCTGTTCGATGCCATGAACGGTGTGGTCTGGGTCGATGACGTCCAGGTGGTCAACGTCAGCAAGAGCAAACGCTTTGGCGAAACACCAGGCGTAACCGTGCGCGTCGTACCACTGGTGGGGGAGAGCTCATGAAACCATTGCTCAAGTGGGCATGCCGCGAGCTGAACGATGGCTGGGTGATGATCGGCGTCGATGTGGATCTGTCAGGGCCTGACGAGCCTGAGTGCCTGTTGGGGCTGCGCAGGGCGGTTCATCCGTTCCAATTTGATGAGGCCAATTATCCGGTTATAGCGTTTGCGGCGGTTATATCCGAAATGGATAACCAGATACGGAAGGGGTGTGGGGTGGGCGCGCCAACTCACTCTGCCTCGCGCGCGTGCGCGTTTGGGGGTGCTGCATGAGCGGATACAGCGAATTGGCCGCCAGGATGTACAACTTCTGGGAGTTACTCACTCCGCCCGATGGTCGGGATAGCTGGTTTGACATCCGATTTTGTGCGTGTGGCGACAGCCGTTGCCGGGGGAAGTTGTCGTGTTTTCCTCGCAGCACCCTTGCCGATGCTGTGTCGCGTGCAGCGAGCGCCTAGCCATGCTCGCCCTGGTCGAACAGCGGGTTGATTGGTTCACGGTGATCACCGGGCTTTCGCGTGCCGGCTACTCCCCGCAGTCGGTTGCTGACGCGATTGGGGTGGCGCGTACCACGTTGCTGGGTTGGAAGCAGGGCGCCGAACCTCGCTACACCGAGGGGGAGCGCCTTGTGCTGTTTTGGTCCCAGACCACTGGCTGGGATCGTTCAAAGCTGCCCATGGTCGCCGTCGGTGACTGGTGGGCTTATCACTCCAAGGTTTGAAATAGTCGGGATTCCGACACCTGACCCCGACGACTCTTACGGTCATCGCAGCCCAGCCAACTCGCGCTGGGCTTTTTTTTGACCCTGGAGGCGACATGAAGCATCCAGTCAGGAGTAACAGCATGGCCAACCCTGCGCCGGAGAGCATCGTTGAGGTAGTCGGCGCATCAGTCGCGAGCAAAGGAATGCTCACGGGCGGCGCTGTTGGTTTGGTGGGTTGGCTGTCCCAGGTCAACTGGATAGGGATCACCGGTGTAGCGGTCGCAGTCTTGGGCCTGGTGATCAACGTGTATTTCCAGTGGCGCAAGGATCATCGCGAGTCAGTCGAGAGCGCCGCACGCATTGAAGCGCTGCGTGAGCGTGCCAGATCGTGAGCCCCCTCAAGCAACGAATCCTCGCCGTCTCACTCGCCGGCGCCGCCAGCATGGCCGGTGTGCTGGTCACCCACTTCGAAGGCCGGTCACTGGTGGCCTACCTCGACCCCGTTGGCATTCCCACCATCTGCGAAGGCGTTACCCGTGGTGTGCGCCTGGGCCAGAGCAAGACCCCGGCGCAGTGTGATGCGCTGTTGCAGCAAGAACTCACCATCGCCATGACCGGCGTTGACCGCAACGTCACTCGACCGCAGCCCGAGACCCGCCGCGCCGCCCTGGCATCGTTCGTCTACAACGTCGGCGAGTCCCAGTTCAAGGCATCCACCCTGTTGCGCAAGCTCAATACCGGTGACACACGCGGCGCCTGTGCTGAGCTGAGCCGCTGGGTGTACGCCCAGGGCCAGAAGCTGCAAGGCCTGGTCAATCGCCGCGCTGCTGAGCGTGAGTTGTGCGAGGTGGGGTTGTGAAGATCCTTCTCGGCATCTGCGCTGCGCTCGCCATTGGCCTGCTGCTGTCGCTCTGGCGTCTTGACCACATCAGCACAGGCCTGGACACCGCAACGGAGCGTGTAGGCGTGCTGGAGGCTGCCAACGCATCACGCAAGACCACCCAGAAGCTGCTGACCCAGCTCGACACCGACAACACCAAGGTACTCACCGATGCTCAAGCCCAGAACAAAGCCCTTCTTGCTCGTGTTGGCACTGGCACTCAGCGGCTGTCAGTCCCAGCCAAGTGCCCCGTCGTGCGAGCCAGCGCAAGCCCCGGCCGCGTGGATGATGCAGAAGCGCGCGCAGAACTTGACCCAGCGGCTGGTCAACGAATTGTCGCCATCGCCAATGACGGAGACGAAGCAATCATCGCCTTGAACAGCCTGATTGATTGGGTCAACGCCACCTGCCTCCCTCGCAAATAGTCGGGAACCCGACAGCCCACCCCATTGATTCTGGCCCTCGTTGATCAACAACCAACCCGAGGCCAGCCCAATGCCAGCTCCAGACCTTACCCCGCAGACACCAGGCGAACCGCTCGCCACCATCACGCCGCTTGCCAGTGCCATCACTGACGCCAACACCGGCAATCCCAACGCCAGCGAGTTAGACACGGCTAACGCCCAGGCGCCCAAGCCTGCGCTGTTCGTTGCCAAGCACAACGGCGGCCCGCGCTGGATCGTCATCGACGAAAACGCCGCGCTGCTGGAGGGTAAGGCCGTGAAGGTTGGCGACTTCACCGGCACCAAGGATGAAGCCCTGGCCGAAGCTGACCGTCTGAACACTGGTGGCGAGCCCCTGGTACTTGACCCGCAGCGAATCAACGAGCCGGCGCCACAGGCCAAGGCCAACACCGGCGACATCGACGCCACCACGCTCAAGCAAGCAGTCATGACACCTGACGGCTGGCTGTGCCCTGAGCCAGTAGCCAAGGGGTAACGACATGGGAAGCAAGCCAAGCAAGCCCAAGACCGTTGCCGCGCCAGACCCGCAGGTCGAAGCGCAGAAGGCCGCCGACCTGGCAGCCCAAAAGGCCAACGAAGAAACCGCCACTCGCAAGAAGCGCAAGGCTGAAAGCAGTTTGCTTTCGACTGGCGGTGCAGCGGGCAGCGTCCTCGATCAAGGAAAGAGAACCCTCGGATCATGAACGCATCCCAGATCGCCAAAACGCTGAGCACCTTGAAGTCTCTCCGCTCGCCGCATGAGACGGTCTGGCGCGATTGCTTCGACCACAGCTACCCGATTCGGGGTAGTGGCTTTTGCACTGAGCAAATCACCGCCATCGAAGCGCAGATGCGCAAAGCAAGGATGATCGACGGCACCACCACGGACGCGGCACGGATTCTGTCGTCCGGGATCATGTCGGGACTGACCCCCGCCAACTCACTGTGGTTCGGCATGGACGTGGGGCAGGAAACCGAGGACGAGCGCCGCTGGCTGGATGACTCGGCCGACATCCTTTGGCAGAACATCCACGCATCCAACTTCGACGCGGCCGCCTTTGAGGGGCTGATTGACGTTGTGTGTGCTGGATGGTTTGCCCTCTACATCGATCAGGACATGGAGAAGGGCGGCTTCACGTTCGATCTGTGGCCCATCGCGAGCGTGTACGCCTCGGCGTCCAAGGCCGGTGGCAAGATCGACACCGTGTATCGCGAGTACAAGCTGACGGCCGAGCAGGCAGTAAACGAGTTCGGCGAACAGAATGTCAGCGACAACACCCGCAAGCTGGCGAAGGACAAGCCACAGGAAATGGTTCGCTTCGTCCACGCGATCTACCCACGCACCACGCACATGGTTGACGCCAAGCTGGCGAAGAACATGCCTGTGGCTTCGTGCAAGGTCGAGGTGGAAGCCAAGCTGATGGTGAGCGAGTCGGGCTACCACGAAATGCCGGTGGTTGTTCCGCGCTGGATGATGATCCCTGACAGCGTGTATGCGGTTGGCCCTGTGTTCGACGCCTTGCCGGACGCGCGCACACTGAACGAACTGTGCCGGATGGACCTGGCAGCCGGCGACCTGGCCATCGCTGGCATGTGGATTGCCGAGGACGACGGCGTGTTGAACCCGCGCACGGTCAAGGTTGGCCCGCGCAAGATCATCGTGGCCAACTCCGTGGACAGCATGAAGCCACTGCAAAGCGGCTCAAACTTCCAGTACGCGGAAACGAAGATTGCTCGTTTGCAAGGCTCCATCCGCAAGATCCTGATGGCCGATCAGCTCCAGGCCCAGGACGGGCCGACGATGACCGCCACCGAGGTGCATGTACGCGTGAACCTGATTCGTCAGTTGCTGGGCCCGGTGTATGGCCGGCTGCAAACCGAGTACCTGCAACCGATGATTGAGCGTTGCTTCGGCATCGCTTACCGCGCTGGTGTGCTGGGCGCTGCGCCTGAGTCGTTGGCCGGTCGCAACTTCACCGTACGCTACCTTTCGCCGCTGGCCCGCTCCCAGAAGCTGGAAGAGGTGACAGCCATTGATACGTTCATCCAGGGCGCTCTGATCATCGCTGCGACCGATCCAACCGTCATGGACAACATCGACATGGACGAGGCTCAGCGCTTCAAGGGTGAAGCCTTGGGCGTGCCTGGGTCCGTCATCCGCAGCTCTGCCGATCGGGACAAGATCCGCGCCGACCGTGCCCAGGCTCAACAGGCCGCCATGGAGCAGGAACAGCAGCAAGCAATGATGCAGCAGGCCGGTGAAGCCGCAATGAAACAGCAGGGAGCCGCCGCATGACCATGACCCCGGAACAGATCGACGCGATGTTCAAGCGCGTATTCGAGGAGCACCACGAAGGCGCCATGTGTCTGGACCTACTGGTGCAGCGCTTCGCCAAGAACGCCTGCACCGTCGGCGGTATCGACGCAATCCTCACCACGTACAAACAGGCCGGGGCCCGTGAAGTCCTCGACCACGTTGTTAACCGTATCAACCGTGCCAACGGCGTCCAAGCCGATCCCAACGAACAAGAGGAATAACGATGAACATGTTTATCCATGGCCGGATGGGCCATTTTTTTATGGCCGAAGCGGGCGAGGGTGGCGACCCATCCACACCGGCAGCACCTGCTGCACCTGCGCCCACCAGCTCTGTGCTGGACAGTGGCAACACCGGCACCGACTACATTCCCGAAAAGCTCCGCGTCATGAAAGAGGACGGCAGCCTTGACCAGGAAGCATCGAGCCGCAAGGTTGCCGAAGCGTACAAGCACCTCGAAACCCGCTTTGGTTCCGGCGATGTTCCGCCCAAGACTCCCGAGGAATACGCGGTCAAGCTGGAGGGCGTCGAGGGCTTTAACTGGGATGAGTTCAAGGTCGACGAGGGCACCCAATCGTTCCTGAAGGGCGCCCACGCCAAAGGCCTGACCAATGACCAGGTGCAGTACGTCATCGGCGAATACATGAAGGCGGCGCCTGCCTTGGTTGGTGGTGCTGAAACACTCGACTTGCAGGGTTGCACCGATGCGCTGAAAGCCGTATGGACCGACGACAAGGCAATGAGCCAGAACGTGCGCGCCTCCTATCTGGCGTCGTCTACCTTCGCCAATGAACAAGGGCTTGGCAGTTACGAGGCATTGAATCGTAAGTTCGGGAAGGATCCCGACTTCATCGCCTTCACCGCCAACATCGGCAAGGAACTCAAGGAAGACAGCGCCATCAACGGCGGCGGCCCGGCCAGCGAGGGCGATTTTGCTGTGAAGACGGCCGAACTGCGTCAGCAGCTGCAGGATTTGCCGGCACATGACGCTAAGCGCCCGGGCATTCAGGCTCAACTGGATGCGCTCTACGACCGCAAGTACAACAAGCAACCCCGCCTTGGCTGATCCCCGCGTCAAATAGTCGGGAAACCGACACCCCCCATGCACAAACATCGCAGGCATCCCAGCAATGGGCCGGCCTGCGATGGCATGCAGACAACCGGAACGCCCCAGGCGCAGCAAAGCCGATGCACGCCAGGAATGCCGGCCCGCAAAGCGGACAACCGGAAGGCAATCCCTTATCTGCATTGGAGTGCATCGAATGTCCTTTCAAATCACAGAAGCCTTTGTCCAGCAGTACGGCGATAACTTCCGTCACCTGGCGCAGCAAATGACCTCCCGCCTTGAAGGTCATGTGACCATCGAGCCAAACATCGTTGGTATGTCCAAGTCGATCAACCGTCTTGGTCAACGTACTGCCAAGCGCCGCACCACTCGCCATGGCGACACCCCGATCAACGATCAGCCACACAGCACGCGCTTTGTGGATCTGTTCGACTGGGAAGACGGCGACATGCTCGACGACCAGGACAAGATCCGCATGTTGGTTGATCCGACTTCGGACTACGTCAAAGCCATGGTCAGTTCGCTGAACCGCGCCAAAGACGACGTGATCATTGCCAGCATGGGCGGGTTCTCCCGTTCCACCACCGGCAACATCATCCTGCCAACCGTTCAGAAGATCGCCGTGGGCGGCACCGGTTTGACCAAGGCCAAGATCATTCAGGCCCGCAAGCTGTTCCGCAAAAACGAGGCGGACAATCACAACGGTGAAGAGCTGTGCATCACCTATAGCGCGCAGGCGGCTGCCGACATCCTCGCCGATGCGACCTTGACCAGTGCGGACTACATGGCTGGCAAGTTCCTCGAGAGCGGCGATGTGGAAGGCAAGTGGATGGGCTTCACCTGGATTCCGTCCGAGCGCACCCCGTATGACGGTTCTACCCGCAGGCTCTACGCCTGGGCCAAGTCGGGTGTAACCCTCGGCAAGGGTGCCGATATCGTCACCAAGGTTGGCGAGGATCCAGGCAAAGGCTTCAACGTCCGTATCTACGGAAAAATGTCCATCGGCTCCGTGCGGGTGGAAGAAGAGAAGGTTGTTGAAATCTCTGTAACCGAAGCCGCGTAAGCGGCTTTTGGCCTTCTCCCATCTTATCAGGAGCAACAATCATGGCTGTAGTAACTCTCAAATCGACGGCGGTCACCAACTCCGACGCCCTCCCACAAACCCTGTCTCCGCAGCGTATCGACGGTGGCCGCCTGCGTGAGCGTGTCGGCTTTGTCGAGGCCGGCGCCGCCGACTCTATCGGTTCTGTGTATCGCCTGATGCGCATCAACTCGGTGGATCGCGTTTCCCGCCTGCTGCTGTCTTGCGATGCGATCACCACCGCTGTTGGCGATATCGGTCTGTACGACGTGCTCGCCGTTAACGCTGGCGCAGTGGTTGACGTTGACTTCTTCGCCTCTGCTCAAGCGCTCACTTCTGCGCTCATCAACCAGGACGTGACCCACGAAGCGGACGCGGCAGACGCTGGCGCAGGCTTCGGTTTGGCAGACATCGAGAAACCTCTGTGGCAGGCGCTAGGTCTTGCTGCTGATCCAGGCAAGCAATACGACGTGGCCGTCACCCTCACCGCCGCCGCAACTGGCGCCGGGACTGTCAGCCTGAAGTTGCAATACATCGACGGCAACTGATTTCACGGGCCGCCAAGGATGGCAAATAACTTACCGGGGCCCAGTGCCCCGGTCTTTTTATCTGGAGGTTGGGAATGACAATGGCCACCGGTGTATCGATCTGTTCCAACGCGCTGCTGATGCTGGGCTCGCAGACCATCAACGACTTTGCCGACCAGCTGAACCTGGACCGAGCCAAGCTTTGCGCCAACCTCTATCCGACAGTGCGCGACGACATGTTGCGGTCCCATCCTTGGAACTGCTGCATCAAGCGGGCGATTCTGGCCCCTGATGCGGTTGCGCCGCTGTTCGGTTACTCCCACTCCTTTGAGCTACCGGCGGACTTCTCGCGCGTGCTGGAAGTCGGCACCGGCGGGCAGCAGATCGATTATCTCGTTGAGGGCCGCACCATCCAGGCTGACACCACCGTCTTGGAGCTGCGCTACGTGTTCCGCAATGAGGTTGAAAACACTTGGGATGCTCATCTGGTAGCTCTTGTCACGCAGGCCATGTGCGCAACGCTGGCCTATCCAGTCACCCAATCGACTGCCAAGCAGGCCGGCGAAGAGCAGAAGCTTGAACTGATGCTGCGCCGAGCTCGCGCTGTTGATGGTCAGGAGGATCCTCCGCAGACCCTGGGTGATGAGCGCCTGTTGCGCGCACGGTTCGGGGGTGGTTGGTAATGCCTCGCCTGACGCTGAATCAAACCAACTTCACCGCCGGCGAGGTTTCTCCGCGCATGCTGGGGCGTGTCGATATCGCCCGATACCAGAACGGTGCAGAGATCATCGAAAACGCCTGGCCGGTCATCCATGGAGGATGCATGCGCCGTGACGGCACGTTGATGTGTGCGTCAGCTAAATACCCTGACAAGAAGTGCCGATTGATCCCCTATGTGTTCAATGCCTCCCAGGCCTACATGGTTGAGTTCGGGGATCTGTACGTCAGGATCTTCTTTTCCGATGGGTCTTACAGCGGCATCGAGCTGGCCAGCCCTTATGCGCACACCATCCTCGACCGCCTTGACTATGTTCAGGGCGCCGACACCATGTTCATCTTCTGCAACACGGTGCCCGTGTACCGCCTTCGTCGTATCACCAACACCGAGTGGAGTCTGGCCCCCGCTCCGTTTGTGACCAAGCCATTCGATGAAAAGGGAATAGACCTCTTAACCTCGATCACCCTCAGTAGCCCAGCGGTGGGCGCTGGGCGCACAGCTACCTCCGCCGCTGCTGTGTTTTTGGCTGCAGATGTAGACAGGGAAATCTGGTCGGGCGGGGGCGTAGCCAAGATCACAGCAGTGGCAAGTCCCACCTCGGCCACCGTCGAGGTAGTCAATGCATTCAGTGCCGCCACTCGTTCTGCCTGGTCTTTGAAGGGTTCGCCGCAGACCACTAACACCTTGAGCGCGTTCACGCCCGTAGGCGCCTCTGTCAGCATGACCCTTGGGGATACTGGGTGGCGCAGCAATGACGTGGGCAAGTTCGTCAAGATCAATGGCGGTTTGCTCGAGGTGAGCACTTACACCAGCGCCACGGTGGCGTCTGGCATTATCCGTTCCGCTCCCACGTCCGCTGTTGCATCGCCGGCCAATGCCTGGTCGCTTGAAGCTTCGGTGTGGAACGATATTGATGGCTATCCGGGTGCAGGCACCCTGTATGAGCAGCGCCTTGCCTTGGGTGGCTCGCAGAACTTCCCGCAAACCATTTGGGAATCGCGCACCGGGGAATACCTGAACTTCGAACTGGGTACCAAGGACGACGATGCAATCTCGTACAACCTGTCCTCTGACCAAATCAACCCCATCCTGCACATCGGCCAGATCAATGCCCTGATTCCGCTGACTTACGGCGGCGAGTTCACGGTGAGCGGCGGCGTCGAGAAGGCCATCACTCCGACCAACATTCGCGCCAAGAACCCATCGGTCTACGGCTGCAATCGCGTGCGCCCGGTGCGGATCGGCAACGAACTGTATTTCGTCCAGCGTGCAGGCCGCAAGCTGCGCGCCATGGCCTACAAGTACGACTCCGACACATTCGGGTCGCCTGATATGTCCGTGCTTGCTGAGCATGCAACCAAGTCCGGAATCGTTGATATGGCCTACCAGCAGGAGCCCGAATCCATTCTGTTCATGGTTCGGGCCGACGGCGTTATGGCGACCATGACTGTGGACCGCGACCAGGACGTGATCGGCTGGGCCCGACAGATCACTGATGGAGCCTTTGAATCCGCAGCCGCCATCCCTACCAGCACCGGTGACCAGGTGTGGGCGGTGGTGCGCCGCACCATCAACGGGGCAAACGTTCGTTACATCGAGCGGTTCACCAGTGAAGTGCGCGTCGATTCTGGCGTGAATGCTACCAGCGGCCCAGGTGCGGCTGTTTGGGGCGGCCTCTCTCACCTGGAGGGAAAGATGGTGGACATCGTCGCGGACGGTGTGGTGATGCAACAGCAGCTCGTTACAGGCGGCCAAGTAACCATCCCGCGCAAAGCCTTCGCGACATCGATCGGTCTGAATTTCAAGACCAGGATCAAGACGTTGACCCCAGAGGCGCAGGGCAACACCGGCAGTTCGCAGGGCAATAGCATGCGGATTGGTGAGGTCTCTTTGCGATTCCTCGACACCATTGGCTGCAAGATCAATGGCCAGATCATCGCGTTCCGCGACCTGGGCACGCAGATCCTCGACAAGCCGCCCGTACTGTTCACCGGCGTGCACCGCCTGGAGAACCTTGGATGGGATCGGGGCCAAGCCACGCTGGTGATCGAGCAAGACCAGCCCTTGCCGTTCCACCTGCTGAACGTCATCAAGAAAATAACGATCAACGACTGAGGTGCCACCATGATCAGGCCCGCTAAACACTCCGACGTGCCCAGGCTGATTGAGCTGGGCACGCTGCTGCATTCCACCACCAGCTATTCGGCCATGGCCTTCTGCCCGGTCAAGTCGGCGGCCTTCCTGCATGAGCTGATCAACGGGCAGGGCGTTGTCTTCGTTGCCGAGGTGCGCGGCGAAGTGGTTGGCGGCATGGCGGGTGCCGTGACTGATCAGTGGTTCAGTAATGACCTGATCGCCTATGACTACTCCCTGTTTGTTGAGCCATCCAAGCGTAATGGCGTGATCGCCGTCCGCTTGATCCAGACGTTCAAGGAATGGGCAAGGCTCAAGGGCGCGAAACAAATCTATATGGGCATCGGTACCGGCGTGAGCGTCGAAGGCACGACCCGACTGTATGAGTCACAGGGCCTGCGCAGCATCGGCCCGCTTTTGATGATGGAGATCTGATCATGGCAGTAGGAGCAGTAGGCGCGGCCGGTTACGCCGCATATGCAGCAATGGCAGCAGCCACCATCTACTCGGTGTACAGCACCCAGCAGTCAGGCAAGCAGGCCCAGCTCAATGCGAACGCCCAGTCCGACCAGGCGCAGGCGGATGCCGACACGGCGGCCAGCGCCGCGGTGGTGCAGGCTGATCGCATCCGCAGGCTTGCGCGCAACCAGGCCAGCGAAGCCAATGCCTCTCTGGCAGCTTCGGGCGTTGAGACCGGCGCCGGCACCGCGACCAACATCAACGAGGAAATCATCGGTAATGCCGAGGAAGACGCGGCGCTGACCATCTTCAACGGCCAAAACCAGAAGGCCCGCGGCTACGCCGACGCCAGCAACTACAGCCTCGCCGGCACCCAGGCGCGGAGCGCTGCCAACTCACAATCCATTGGCACGGTGCTTAACGCAGGGGCAAGCGCGGCAATGTCCTGGAAGGCATCAGCGGCTGGCAAGAACGGAACAGTCACCAAGGTCGGGGGTAATGGCTAATGGCACAGATTCCGCTTGGCGCTTTCGCGCAAACCCGCGTGCTGCCCGAGGCACCACAGAGCCGCGTCATCACTGTGGACAATCGTGGTCAGGCCCAGGCCGCTCAACAGGCGGCCAGCACCATTCAGAACGCCGCGCTGGGCGTGCTGGACAACATCAACAAGGAAGATCAGGCGTTGGCCAGGGTGAAGGCCAGCAACGCGCTTATCGACCGCGAGTCGCAAATCAAGACCATCGCCACGGACCTGGACGAGAAGATGCGCACGGGGCAGCTGCCTTACGAAAAGTCCGAGGAGGCCTTCACCAGCGCAGTATCGAAGCTTGACCCTCTGCAGACTCCCGGCCTTGATGAGGCCCAACAGGGCGAGATAGGTAATTCGCTCAAACGCATCCAGCTGGGCGGCTTGGATAGCATCCGTGCATCGGCCGCCAAGGGGCGTATACAGTCGGCGCAGAGCGATTTGACCTCGCGCATGGACATGCTGGGCAAAGACGCCGCAATGCCCGGCGCGAACGTTGATCAAATCAATGCGCGCATGGACGCCGAGGATATCGACGTTGCTGGGCGCCTGGCATTTGGTGAGACCTGGGCCCACAAGAAGCAGGAATTCAAGGACGGCAACTGGACTACGCACGCAACCCAGCGAGTTATTGAGGCGCGAGAAAGCGTGGGTAGCCTGCAAAAGCTTGAGCATGACCTCACTGCCGAGGACGGTTTCTACGCCAGAAAGCTGGACCCAGAGAAGCGTAACCAGCTACTCAACACTGTGAGCGGCCGCATCTTCCAGGTGAAGGAACACCAGCAGCGCCAGGCCGAAATGCGCGAAATGAAGGCCGAGCGCATCCTGACACAGATGGATCGCCAAGCCTCCACCGGCGTGCCCCCAACCCCAGCTGACCAGCAGCGCTGGAAATCTGCGCTGTCTGGCACCTCGGCTGCCGGCGAGTTCAATACCCGCATGCAGGAAATGAATCAGGTGCAGGGCCTCCTACGGCAGCCGCCAGCGGTTGCGCAGCAGTTCATTGACCGGCAGCGCCAGCAAGCGCAGTCAAACGGCGCCAGCGTAGCCGAGCAAGCCAACCTGAACCGTTTGCAGACCGCCGTGGACAACAACACGAAGATGATGCGAGAGAACCCGCTCAGCTTCAACGCAATGCGAACCGGCGCCGATGTGGCGCCGTTGGACGTTTCTGGCATCACCAGCACCGAGGGCCAGCAGAAGTTGGGCGAGCAGATAGCCGAACGCTTCGACGTGGTCAACTCGGTGCGAAAGGCGTACGGCCCTGAGGTTGCCCGCAACCCATGGAAGCCCGAAGAACAGGCCATGCTGTCATCGCTTATCAAACAGGCCGACGACAGCACCAAGCTGCAGCTGTTCGGCGCTATCGCTGGCTCCTCTCCGTCCGGTGCCGACTACGCAGCTGCCATCAAGCCGCTGGTGGCTGATGACCCCATCGTTACGCTGGCGGGCATGGCGCAGTTCCGCAGCCTCAAGGGCGCCGATGGCACGGACGTTCCCCGTACGCTGCTGGCCGGCGCCAAGGTGTTGGCTGATAAGTCGGTACCGCTGCCAAAAGACAAGTTCTTCCGTGACGCCTTCGACGAGCACGCGGGCGCGTCTCTGGTGCCAGGCACGCCCCAGCGCGAGCAGGCCTATCTGGCGTTCAAGTCCTTGTATGCAGGTTCCGCCGCATCGAAAGGCGTGAAGTATGAAGACGGCGATGACCTCGATAGCAAGACATCCCAGTCCGCGTTCGACATGGCCACCGGCGGCGTTGCCGAGCGCGCGGGCGCCAAGGTGATCAAACCGTACGGCATGGATGACGACGCCTTCAACAAGTCCGTAGACATGCAGATCGATGGCATGGCCAAGACCAGCAAAATCCCGGTGAGCCAGCTGGAGGACATGCCACTGTCACCAGTACCGGGCAAGGAAGGTTCGTATTATCTGCTGAACGCCGGCCGGGTGCAGATCGATCCGGACACCCAGAAACCCATCATGGTGATCGTAAAATGAGCTGGCTAGACGGGATGATCGAGGACAATGAGGCGCGCAGTCAGGACCAGCGCCTTGACCGAACAGCCGACAAGCTCGCGCCTGGCGTGTTTACCGGCTCGCTTAGCACCATTGGCCCTAACCTGCTGCGTGGCGCCATCGAGGGCGGGCGCACCGTTCAGTCCACGGCGCTACAACTCGGCAGCCTGGCGGTTGAATCTGACCTGGCCATTGGTTCGTCATACGGCCCTGATGATGGGCAGCTGGCAGATCAGCAGCAGTTCCGCGAGACCCAGGCGCGCGACATCGGCGAGGCAACCGCCAAGTCGGTCATGGACTTACGACCAGACCCGACAGAGGTTGGCCTGGTCGGGCAGATCCTGGGCGAAGCCGCGGCGGTCTTGCCGCGCACCGTTGCTGGCGCGGTTGCTGCCGGCCCGGTCGGTGCGGCACTGGCTGCTGGTGCCCCTGCTGGATTTTCCAGCAAGCAGGTGGGCGTTGCCGAAGGCTTGGACGAATCCACCGCGACCAAAAAGGGGCTGATTGATGCTGCAACGGTTGGCCTTGGGGTTGTTCTGCCCGCCGCCAGAATCGTCAAGCCGATCCTGGGCGATGCCGCCGCCGCTGTCGGTGCCAACGTCGGCCTGGGCATGGCTGGTCGCGGCGCTACCGCAGCGCTGCTGGAGAGCAATGGCTATCACAGTCAGGCAGCACAGTACAAAGTCATGGACGGCACCGCGCTCGCCACGGACGCGATCATGGGCCTGGCTTTCTTCGGTCTTGGCCGCGCCAACTTCCGTCGCCCGACAACAAGGCAGGTCGACGCGGCACTCACTGAGCGCACCAATCAACATGCCGATATCGACACCGCGCCAGGCGCGCCGATCGATCCAAAGTCCGCCGTGGCCCACCAGGATGCTATCCGCACGGTTATCGATCAACTGCAGCGCGGCGAGCCAATCGTGCTGCCGGATAGCATCCATTCGGCAAAGTTCCTGCGCGAGGCTGATCCCGCTCCCACAATGAAGCCTGCGCCCGATGTGGCCTTAGCAACCGCCCGCCAAGACCTTGAGCCAAAGTTGCGCGTCGAACTGGAGCAGGAAGCCGCCGGCATCTTGCCGAACGTCAAGGATGTGAAGGCCGAACTATCTACCGTGGCGCAAAACCTTGCGGCGCTGGACGACACGTTCAAGGCTCGCGCCAAGGAATTCCAGCAGCAGGGGCAGGGCCGCAAACAGGCCGAGTCGTCCGCACGCCAGGCAATTGAGGCGGAGCGCTTGGACCTGTCCGACCGGCAGGCATCACTCAACGAAGCCTTGGGCGGTAATCGCAGTGCCGAGCAAGCCCGTGCAGACTTGAATGCCATGGACCGTGGTGAAGTGCCGCAGCGCTTTCAAGACCGCATCAGCCAGCGCGCCGACAGCATCGTTAATGGCTTCGATAAGAACCCCCTGTCTGCCGGTGTAGCCGAGGCCAATACCAAGTTGTCCATCGCCCAGATCGCGCGCCAGGAAATCACCCGCATCCTTGACGACATTGAGCGCGCCGATCCGACGCTGCAGGCCAAACCACTGGATATCGGCCGGCCACTCGATGCGACAAAAGCGGTCTCTGATGCAACAAAGCCCGGAAAAAATGCGACACAACAGGCCAAAACCGTTACATCGGCGCCGGAAAATGCAACATCCACCCCAAAAGATGCAACACAGTCTGCCGGCGAATCTTCCGCCGCCGACCCGGTTGTGCAGGTTGCTGACGAAATCCTATCCCGCATCGAGGACATGCGCATTTCCACCGGCGCCATGGACGCCGACGGCAACCCCATCACCGTGTCAGCCCGGGAACTGCTCGCCAGTACCGACGCCGATATAGTCAGGGCTCAGCAGGACGCCAAAGGCTTCGCCGCTGCTGCCGCTTGCTTCCTGCAACGCGGTCTCTAAATAGTCGGGAAACCGTCTACCGCTGAACCATAGGCTTGCTCCCATCCAATCAGGAGCAAGCCCATGCGCCCCGAATGCATCCAAGCCGTCACCCAGGCCATCGGCCGTTCCCTCAACCAGCAGGAAATCCAGGGCATCGAGAACCGCGTGCGCCGCAACATGAAGCAACTGGCGCAGACCGATAACACCTGGCAATCCAAGACCGCCGCCGACCGACTGAACGAAGCCGCTGCCAAGTCCGCCAAGGATCTGGTGGCCGAAGCTGACCTCAAGAAAAAGCGCGTGGCGCTGACCATCCTTGCCCATGACCGCATCGACAGCTACATGCAGCGCTTTCCGGATCGCCCACTTGAGGGGCTCGACCGACTGTTGGCGTTCTCCAGCGACGGCAAGAGCGGCATCCAGTCCATTGAATCGGCTACACGCGCGATCCGCGACGACTCCGTCAGCCGCATGCTTGACGTGATCGACCAAACCAAAGGCAAGTTCCTGGGCCTGTTTCAAGATGAGGCCGGCAACTTGGCCCTGGTGCGCGAGCTGCATGGAGAGGACTCCGGCAACGCGGTCGCCAAGACCGCCGCCAAACAGTTCAAGGACACTGCTGAGCAACTGCGCCAGCGATTCAACCGCGCCGGCGGCGACGTGGGCTTCCTGGATGACTGGTCTATGCCGCGCGACCACTCGCAAGTGAAGGTTGCCAGGGATCAGGCCAAGTGGGTGGCCGACCATATGCAGTGGGCGAACCGTAGCAAGTACCTCAAGGAAGACGGTACGCCGATGAATGACGCCGAGCTCACCGACTTTCTCGGGCATGCCTGGACGACGTTGGCCACCGGTGGCACCAACAAGCTGGAGCCAGGCCAGGCCGCAGGCAACGGCATGCGTGCGAATCGTGGGAGCGAGTCACGCCAGATCCACTACAAGGACGCCGAAAGTTTTATCGCGGCACAGAAGTCGTACGGCGACCGCAACTTGCTGGAACTGCTGATCGGCCATATTGACCGGGCATCGCGGGATATTGCTCTGGTGGAAACGCTGGGCCCCAACCCCAGCAACCAAATGCGTTACTTCCTGGATGCAGGGCAGAAGGCAACCGACACGGCCCGGCCGACCGATTCCGTCAAGACCGCCAAACAGCGCCGCAAGGTTGAGCATCTGTTTGAGGAAGTCGCCGGCACGCGTGAGCCGCCGGTGTCTGCCGCCCTGGCCAACGGCTTCGACACGTACCGCGCGCTCAACGTTGCCAGCCGCCTGGGGTCCGCCGTCCTGACTTCGGTCACCGACCAGGGAACGCTGGGCCTTACCGCGTCCATGAACGGTATGCCGGTGATGAAGGTGTTTGCCAACGAGATACGCATGCTTAACCCAGCCAGCGCTGCTGATCGACGTTTGGCGCAGCGCGCGGGCCTGGGCCTGAACCAACTGATTGGCAGCCTGAACCGCTTTGGTGCCGATGGCTTGGGAACGAATGAGCAAATCGCGGGCCGTATCGCCAAGTTCTCCCAGACCGCTGCCAGCAAGGTCATGCAGGCGTCCGGCCTCAACGCCTTGACCGCAGGTTCCCAGCGCGCGTTCGGCGCCACCATGCTGGACACCATCGGCGATATGTCCCGTCGGCATGACTCCCTGTCAGCCATGGACCCGGCCGACAGCAAGCGTTTGATGGGGCAGGGCGTAACCGAGACGGACTGGTCTGTTTGGCGCATGGCCCAGCCGGAAGACTGGCGCGGCGTGGGCGACACCGTGTTGACCGCGAACAGCATCTACCGGATCCCCAACGCTGACCTGGTGCAACTCGCTCAGCAACTCAAGACAACCCCGCAGCGCCTCAAGGATCAGGCCGCCACCAAGCTGCTGGGCACCGTGCTGGATGAGACCAACATGGCGATCATTGAACCGGGTTCCCGCGAGAAGGCAATGATGCATGGCGGCGTTGAGCGCGGCACCGTCAAGGGTGAGCTTGTGCGCTCGTTCTGGCAGTTCAAAAGCTTCTCCATTGGCATGATCATGCGCCACGGCGCGCGCGGCATGGCCCAGGAAGGCTGGGGCAAGGCTGGCTATCTGGCTGCCTTGGTTGCGTCCACCACCGTGCTGGGGGGCATGGCAATCCAGCTTGGCGAGATTGCATCCGGGCGCGATCCGAAGGACATCACCGATGATAAGAAATGGGGCGTTCCCGGCTTGCGCTTCGGGCTGGCCTCCTTCCTCAAGGGTGGCGCCATGGGCCTCTACGGCGACTTCCTGTTCTCCGACACATCGCAGGGCGGCAGCTCTCCGCTTGCGGCCCTGGGTGGCCCCATCGCTGGCGACGTGGAATCGATCTTCAAATTGAAAGACAACGCCGCAGACGGCGAGGTCAACCAAACCGGCGGCAAGCTGGTGCGCCTGGCCAAGAGCCATTTACCCGGCGCGAACCTCTGGTACACCAAGGCCGCCACCGATCACCTGATCTTCAACCAACTGCAGGATTACTTCTCACCGGGCTACCTGCGCCGCATGAAGCAACGCGCCCGCAAGGAATTTAAACAGTCGTACTGGTGGGAGCCGGGCGACACAACGCCAGATCGCGCCCCAAATCTTGGCGCTGCCGTGGGGGTGAAGTGATGCGATTGGATCAGATAGCCAAAATGCAGGTTCTGTCCGAAGGCTTGGCCGACGTGGTGATCAGCGAGGCTGATACATCGACTTGGCCAGGCGCTGGCAAGACCGCCGCCGAACTGACCCAGGAAGAGCGGGGCAACCGTTATTGGTCGAAGAAGAACGCAGCCGCCACCATGACGTTGCTGGTCAAGGTGATGAGCATTACCGGCATGCTGGCACGCAACGGCGCCGACGGCGGCACAGACGACCCAGCCAAAGAACTGGACGACGAGGTAAGGCAGGCCGAATCCCAGGCCATGGCGCTGCTGGAGCGGGCGAGCAAGGGCGCCAATGTCCACTGACCAAGAGTCACCGAAAGTATCGCTGCTGGTCTTTTTCCTGATTTGGGCGAAGCGCATGCGGTGGGAGGTGCCGGACATTCACGTCCGTGCGCTTTATTGGCTGGAGCACCGCGATCGTCTCGCGGTGCTGCGCTGTTTTCGAGGGTTTGGTAAGTCGACTTTGCTGGCCGTGTACAACGCCTGGCGCTACTACAAAGACCCCACCTATCGAATCCTGCACCAGTCGGAATCTAACCCAACGGCGTACAAGACCAGTCGCGACACGCAGAACGTTATCCGCAACCACCCGCTTACCCGGCATCTGCTGGCCACAGCGCAGTCCGGTACCGAATCGTGGTGGGTATATGGCGCCGTGGACAGCCGGAACGCCAGCATGTACGCGCGGGGCATCCTCTCCAACGTCACCTCTGCGCGCGCGGACGAATGCCAGAACGATGATGTTGAGGTGCCCGGCAACATCGCTACCCCGGAAGCGCGGGAGAAGATGCGCTACCGCCTGGGGGAGCAGATCCACATCATGGTGCCCGGAGCATACCGCCTGTTCATTGGTACCCCGCACACCCATGACAGCCTCTACGACGAGATTGAATCACTTGGCGCCGACTGCCTGACCATCCGCATGTTTGCCCAGGAACACCGGATTACCGAGGCAAAGCTCAATGCTTACGATCTGCCTTTCGTGCCGGACGTGGTGTTTTCCGGTATCGGCAAGCATGCGCGGGTGCTGGTGCTGGGAACTGACTACCAGCTGACAAAGACCGGCATTGCGTTCTTCGCCCCTCCTGGAACGCTTGTGGACTGCTACGCCGGCAGCGCCTGGCCTGAACGCTTCAACATGGAAGAGCTGGCCCAGCGCCGCAAAGAAACCAAAACCATCAACGAATGGGATTCGCAGTACCAGCTCCACTCAAAGCCCGTCACGGAGGTTCGTTTGGACCCTGCGCGCATCATCCCCTATAACGTTCAACCCACCATGCGCTATGCCAACGGCGCAGCCGCTATGTTCTTGGGCGCCACGCAGATCGTCGGCGCCGTCGCTTACTGGGACTGCTCGCTGGGCAAGATCAAATCGGACGCCTCTGCCTTTTCGCTGCTGCTGACTGACGCGCGTGGACAACTCTACTGGCACGTCGCGGCAGGCCTTGAGGGAGAAATTGCTGAGTTCGATGAACGGGATCGGATCACCGGTGGCCAGGTGCATCAAATCCGTGAGCTGGTGGTCAAGTTCCAGATCCCCCGCGTGATCATTGAGACCAACGGGCCGGGCGGGTTCGCTCCCTCAATCCTCAAGCAGGCGCTGAAGGGCACAGGGTGCGGGGTAGGGGAAGAACACTCCAGCACCAACAAGCAGAAACGCATTCTTGACGCCTTCGAGTCCCCCCTGTCTGCGCGGTTTCTGTGGGCTCACGTCGACGTGCTGCACACCATCTGGGACCAGATGCGCGACTTCAACCCTGCGCTCACCAATCAGGACGATGACTACATCGACTCCGGCGCCGGCGCAATCAGCTCTACCCCTGTTCGCATCGGCCGAATAGTCGGGAAACCGACAGAGACTCGGCGTGACGATTGGCGCCCAGATGCGGGCGTGCACGACGTGCAGGTTGAATACTAGGGCCCGCCGCCACCAAGGGGTCTACACATGTCTGTCCAGCCAGGGCCAACCGAAAAGCGCTATGCCGCGAACGGCGTCACCACCATCTATCCCGTGCCGTTCCTGGTGATCGAAGCCGGCGACCTCAAGGTCTACCTCAATGGTGTTTTGCAAGCCTCCGGCTACATCCAAGCAGGTGTTGGTCTGCCAACCAGTTCGATTACTTTCTTCATCCCGCCTACAGGCGATCTCTATCTTGTTTTGGAAGTCCCATTTCAGCGGCTGGTGGACTATCAGGAAAACGGTGATTTCCTTGCCTCGACCGTAAACAGGGACTTTGATCGAATCTGGCAGGCACTCAAACAATTGCTCACCACCACCAGCCGCTCTCCCGTTTTGGGCGTGAACGATATAGATGGGGCTGGCTTCTATCGGGCGAAGGGTAACGGCCTGATTGATCTTGCCTCTGCCGCTGGAAATCCTGCCGCCGCCACCAACTGGCAGGACGTGCTGGACTACGTGCAAAGTATTCTTGCCACGGGGCAGGGGCCAATTAACAACGCGGCAAACGTCGTATACGTCTATCCAAATGGAGTTGCCCGGAACGTGCAGAGCCTTGCCATAAAAGAAGATCCGCTGCTTGGATCGGCCGGCATTGGCCACAACGGAGGAACTGTTAGAGATGCCTTGCTTCAAGATGCTCAAGACATTGAAGCCTCGGAAGGTCGGGTTACAGAAATAGAGGCGGACATTAGTAAGCTTGAAATAGGGCCAACTAAATCTCACTCATCGGTAAACGGCTTCCTTCTCGCGCAAAACCCTTGGTCAGTGCGTTGCCTTAACGTTTTGGGTGACTCGATCAGCTTTGGCGCAAACTGCCAGAACATCGAGCGCGACAGTTATGTGGGAATTCTGAAAAAGATGCTGAACATCGAATTCGGCACTGACAATATCGGCGCGCTGAATGTTATTGCTCAATCCTCAAACGCCGATGGCACCTATCTGCAGTATTTTCAGAACGCCGCCAGTCAAACCGGTACATGGACCTCGGTAGTTGATGCCGCTGCTGCGCACATACCTTTCGGCTATGCGCTGCAATCTTCCGTTGTGGGCAGTACGCAAAATCTTAAGGCCCCGCTGAGCCAGCGTGTTATGACTGTTTGGTATGACGGCACGGTTACGGGCGAGATAGAAGTAGTGATCGGCGGGGTTGTCGTCCTGACGATTGCAACCAACGGCACCGGTACGGGCAGTGATCGCAGCGCATCTGTGGATTTGACCACCGCACAAGCGGCAACGACTGCTGGTAATCAAGGGGTGGTTAATTTCACCCTGCGTTGCAAGTCTGGAGTTATCCGAATGAGTGGCCTTGAGTTCACGAATGACGCCACCGGAAATTCGCTCAGGGTCCACAACTTTAGCCGCGACGGTCGATCCGGCCGCTATGTCTCTCAAGATGTCATCAACAAGACAACCGCTGGCTGCTACGCATTCATTTGGGCGCTCGGCACGAACGACATATCCGGCTACGACGCCGCGGCTCAAGTCGCCTTTGATCAGCGTATCGACTGGATCATCGCAGCAGCGGCTACTAATCGTACGCGCGTGGTGTTCATTGATTTTCTTTTCAATCAACCTTATAGCCACGGCTTAAGAGCTTCGCTGCGTCGTGGGGCGGCCTCCATTCCAGGGGCAATCTTTATCGATGTCGAACAGCTGTGGACGGTAAGCGGCGCTCAGTACACCGAAGCTGAGCGTGTAGCCCGAAACCTGTCGTCTGGTGTTCACCCTGAAGAGGTCGGCCACCGACTGGTCGCGGAAACGTTGGCACAACGACTGGGACTGTCATGCACTTCAAAAAAACAGGCGATCTTGTCTGATCCAATGTGGAAGGTTTTGGACATTAGCGCTACCAGCTTGAAGAATCGGTCAAACCTCGCGGGGCAGATGTGCGCGTATCGAATTCGTGAAGGCACGGTTGAGTTGAATATGGATACCCTGACCGTCCCTGCCGCCCAAATCACGGTTGCCACCGTGCCACCGGCAGACTTTCCGCCCATCACAGGCGTTAACTTTGCCTCCAACCCTGATGTGTCAGGCAAGTTCGGGCTTTGGACGGTGACGTCATCGGGCTCCCTAGTCTATCGCCCAAACCCTGAATCTAGTGCCGCGCCATCCACGTGCCAGCTTAATGCGTGCGTACCTTATCGTCAGTCGTATACCTGGCCATAATCGAAGCTGTTCGACTCGTAGTACACTGCCCCTCACATTCGGTTTAGAACCTATGCAGGGGCATATGAAGCGGGCATTTACAGCTATAGGAATATTGATGCTCTCTTCATTCGCGTGTGCGAGCGAAAGAACAGAGGTTTCTGTTTCGGGTGATTTCGTTTACGTAAGATCCGACTTCGGTACTAACAGATATCTGATTCGCAAGATTGACCTAGGAAAAAAGGCAACGAGCAGGAATCAGGTAGTTAATTTCTCAGGGGCCAGAATAGTTTCAAGTGTCGGTAATGTTGCATTTGATCGGGGTTACGTCGTCTCAGACGAGAAAGACGACGCAACCCCTATTCAATTCAACGGCACACATATCGGTGCGAACCATGGTGCGAATTTTGGTGTTCAAGTTCCCACAAACAATCTGTCCGGCAGCGACATCGGGAGTCGATGGGTTGATGGTGAAGGCGCTACCTTCACTTTGATTTCTGCCATCGCTGGCGAGTCAGCAACCTTCCTTTCCAACCCTCCAAAAGATGATAGGCCGTGGGATTACAAGATCTCGGCCTTCAGCTACCTGAAGCCAGAATCGGGCGGCTCACCGATATCGACCAGCTCGCAACGCCTTGTTCAAATCTACCCATCTGTGCGCAGAGTTTCTTTGTCCGTGGATCCGCTGAACCTTTCCGACGATGGATTCAAGCCGGTAGATAGGCTCGATGTGAAAGAGGTCTACGACATCTTCAGGCCGAACTCAGACGATCGAGCGGCACAGGTTGAGGTTCTGTATTCGTTTGTAGGTATTTCCACCCAGGTCTACACGAAGGTCACTGCGTACGGTGACCTCGAACATTTCTCAATGGGCGGGGTGCAGGCAGGACCGCTGAACCATTGGAAGTCCTCGCTGATGCAGAAAATAACCGGAAGCGAACAGTTTGCTAGTTGGCAGGACATAACGGGCTTGGGCCCGTTTCAGCGAATCCCGGTGGCTGGGGTGTCCGAAATGTCGCAGAAGTCTTCCTACGGTTCCCTACTTTATGGGCTCAGCGTTGGGGTTTCTAAGGCTGCGGTGGATGGCCAGGCGGTTTCACCAACGCAGGCCGTAATGCTTTCGGCAGCGAAGAAGCAATACCCGATCGGCATCGAGCCTTACTCGGGCGGCTTCAGCGGCACCATGCATAAAGGCGATGTCGCAGAGGTCTGGGGATATCGTAGGTACTGGGCTGGCGATGAAGAATAGTGATGCTATCCAGCGTTCACTTTGGCCTTGAACGCCGCGCGCTGCTCGTCGGTCATCCCTTCTCGCAGCGCGTCGAGGTAGTCCGCATACCATTGCACCATCTTTCGCCTTTGAGGCAGGTACGTCGCCTTGTCGTAGACGCCTTTGATCCCCGCCTTTTTATGAGCTAGGTGCATGTCGCGCCAGTTCTCATCCCATCCGAATTCGGACAGCAGCGTTTCGCAGGTATGCCGGCTTCCATGGCCTGTCATCCGGCCTTTGTAGCCAATAAGCGCGAAGCACTTGTTGATCGAGGCGTCAGATATCACCGGCACCTTTTCTCCGCTGGATGGAAACAGGTAGCGCGAGCGTCCGGTGAGTCGATGCAGATCCTTGATCATCTCCACCGCCTGGGCAGGAAGTGGCACTACGTGGGCGCGGCGCATCTTCATCTTCGCCGCCGGGACCGTCCACAGCGCCGCATCCATATCCACCTCGGACCATTCGGCCCAACGGGTCATGCCCGGGCGTGAAGCCGTCAGCAGCGTAAGCCAGGCAGCCGTGCGCACGATGGTGCCGCTACTCGACCTTTCAAGCGCGCGCAGGAACTCCGGCAGCTCTGCCTCGACCAGGTGCGGGTATTGCGTTTCGGCTGGCGCTTTCTCCGCGATATCGATCAAGTTGCTTGCCGGGTTGTTCTCAGTCATGCCCCTGGCGATGGCCAGCCCGAATATCTGGTTGACCCACACGCGTACCTTCTCGGCGGTGTTGTGGGCGCCACGGCCTTCAATGCTGGCTTGCAGGCTGGCGCAGTCTGCCCGGGTGATCTTGCTCAGCGGCTTTTTGCCAAGGGCGGGCAGTATGTCGTTGGTCAGCGCGCCGTTGATTCCAGCTAAGGTCTTTTCGGCCCGACCATCTTTGATTTTCTTTTCAAGCCACAGATCGGCGGCAGCCTTGAATGTGTTTGCCTCGACTGCATCCCTGGACGCCTTGATGTTCGCTTTGTGTGCGATCGGGTCAACGCCCTCGGCGTTCAGGCGCTGGGCTTCCTGGGCTTTATCCCTCGCCTTTTTGGCGGTGACATCGGGGTACGACCCCAGGCCGTGCCAGCCCCACTTACCATCGGGCTTCTTGAATCTCAGCTCCCAGCGCTTGCGGCCGGTGCTGCTGACCACGAAATAGAGCCGGTCAGTTCCATAGTTCTCGCGGTATTCCTTTTCCGCTGGCTCCAGGGAAGCCAGCACCGTATCGGCCAATGGCCGGCGCTTTATTTCGGATCGCTTCATGGTGATTTTTTGTATGGTTTGGTTCGAAGAGTACGGCACCATACAACCCGCCATACACGGAATCAAGGGCAATGGGGGCATAGTTGGGAATAGAAGGGATTAGCTTGGATGGCGTGCGGATCAGGGTTTCAAGGGGTTGGGGGCGTTGCGGGAAGGGAGGGGATAACGGGGGAATAAATAAGTGGAGCGGGTAGAGGGCTTGTAACTGTTCACGTAGCACGTGGGCTGTAGAGCTTTTTCAGGTTTCACCATACAAGTTTCCATACAGGAAGCTCGGGACTGCTGCGGATTGCGCAGTCCCTTGGTGGTTGAGCTTCACTGTTTATTCGTCGTCGGCGTCTGCCTGGTTTCGAGCAGCCTTCTTGTCGGCAATCCACTGTTCAACCTCGACCGGATCGAAGCGGCAGCGGGCGCCCCGCGCGTCACTGCTCTTGATCGGCGCCGGGAATGTCTTGTCGCGCACACGAAGCTTGTTCAAGCCGGACACGCTTTGCATGCCCAGCATCTTGATCACTTCGTTGTTGCCCACCAGGGCGGTGTGTTGTCGTTCCATGGGAATACCTCGCCACGCCGTTGCCGGCTGGGTTCATAGGGTTGGGTGGGAGTTTACAGCGTGGAGTACGGATGTACTCCTATCGGGATTTGAGTAACTCGCGAAACTGAGCGTCGGCGGTTTGCATGTCGGCCATCGAGCGAAACCCAATGTTAATGGCGTATTTTTCTCCGCCGGATTCAGTCGTGTAGAAACCGGTGCTGAGCGCGTCCACCGGCACCGGCGCGCCCTTGGGCTGGGCGGCTGACTTGTTCCCGCATTCAAAGAAATGGTCCCACTGATGGCTGCATTCAGGGCAGTCGATCATCTGCACACCGCACTTGTCGAGCACCTCGATAGCAGGCTCATCCGGCAGGGCGCGCAGCTCCCGGTATGGTGTGCTAGCGCTCCCGCCCCGTAGTAGAACTTCTGCAATGCGCTCCAGCAGATCACGCGGCACGCCGTCAATCGTTTGGTTGGTGGTCATTGGTCACTCTCCAGGTCGGCGCGCTCACTTGCGATCAGCTCAGAAACCTGAGTTTCAATATTGAACAGCGCTCCCCCAGTGTCGCTCGCCCTTCTTATTTCAACCCTCAGAAGCTGGATAGCGGCGGCAATCCGCGAAGGGTAAACATGCGCTTCAAACCCTCCACGCTGCGCCTCTTGCACCATGATCATCCCACTTACATTCATTCCACTCATAAATACCTCAGCAAATCAGTTGTGCCAGTGCCAGCAGGCACCAGCAGTAGGCGGGGAGTTGGGCTTTCATGGCTTGGAGCATCGCTTTTCCTCTCTGTACTTTATGGCGCAGCCGGCGTGTTGGGTTCGCCATCCGCCCGCATGTCGCTCAAAGTGGCCTTGTCCGACCTCCACACGCTGGTTGCAGCGGTAGCAGGTTCCTGCATGCTTATTCCGCATCTTTGCCACCCGAGTATCGAGATACAGCTTCTTGGTATTCTTCCTCGCTGCCGTTGAGTGCCAAGTTGTAACCCTGCATGAGTCCGTTGCGGTAAGCGCGATCATGCGCGAACTCATCGCCACCACCCTCTGCTGGCTTGAGTGCGGCCCTGGCAGCGATATCGCGGATCACCTCAATGGACGGGGTAGGCATGTGCATCCCATCGTCAATGAACGCCTCAGCTCTGTCGTGAATCCGGGTGAGCGCGATGGTCATTACGTCGATCCGCTCATCCGCTGCGGTCAGGCGCTGTTGCAGGGCGTCACGCTCGCGGATCGCTTGGGTGTGCTTGTCGCGCCAGTGCAGCACGGCGTCCAGCTCTTCGGCGGCGCTCACCGTCAGCGCCGGCGTAGTGGCTGGCACTGGAGTCCGTGTTTTGCCCGCGCCGGATCGGCCAGGGCAGTCGGGGGCGTGGCGCTCAGGATCGGCTGAGAAGCCTGCGGGGCAGTTACAAAAACAGAATCGGCTCATGATTGTTTCTCCTGTACCGGCCGCGCATGCTCTTGCTGGCGCGCCCGGCTGCATTTGTCGTGGTTCCCGCTGTTGCGGGGCCTGTTGCACTTGTCGCACTTGGCCAGGAACTCCAGGACCCCGGCGGACAGCTTGCCGGTGCTGGTCATGGCGCCGCCTTCAACGCCTGTTTACCGAGAGCCCGTACAAGGCGTTTCGCGTTACCGAACTCTTGGCGAGCACCCTTCCTGGAGAGAATCAAACCCCATGCAGCAAGGCAGTGCGAGCAAGCACCCTCGGATTCATCATCCCAGCCGGTGAGCTGGTCCGTGATTTCCTCCTGGTCGAGCCCATATCCATCACTGCCGCGCGAACTTAGTGCCTTGTGCAGATGGTGATTGACGCGACTTTTGTCCCAGAGAGGCGACTTATCGTCGAACTCTTTGTATGCCTCAATAGTGATCGGGCACTGCTCAAGCGTGGTCACTATGGCTTTCTTGATCCTGGTCAGCTCTGCAGCTGCTGACTCGTAACGGATCAGTGCGGCGACTGCTCGTTCGCCGATTGACTGCTTGTTCATCCCGCCTCCTTCAACAAGTCGATAACGATCTTCACGCCGCTGGCCACGCTGGCAGGTTGCTGCACGGCGTACCGGGTTAGGTCGGCAATGGCCTTGGTCCGCACGGGCTCGCGGCGAATGGACGGGCCCAGGCCTTGCACGAAGTCGAGAGCCCAGCGCTTCGCCTCCAGTTCCATGACGCGGTTGATCGGGCCGGTGATGACCAGATCGGGCAAAGGCTCGTTGGCCAGGACTGGCGGGATAAGCTTTGACGCAGGGACAGGCTTGCGGGCGCGGTCAAGCGCCTGCTGTGCAAGTGGGTTCATGGGGCACCTCAAGGGCGCCCACGCCGGGCGCCAGCAGAATCAAGCCACCTGAGCAGGCGGGTTCATGGCGAAGTAGATGCGGGCGCATGCTTCGGTGTCGGGCAGCGCGCGGTGGCCACCGACCAGTTCTTCACCGGTGAAGTGCAGCAGGGCCTCGGCCACGGTTGGCTGTTTGAACTGCTTGCCGAAGCCCGCACGGATCATCTTTTCAGTGGGGGGGCACTGCACCAGGTTCTTGCTGGACTGGCAGGTGCAGTAACCAGGCGTGGCCTTGAAGGCGTCGGCCGCTTCCTTGCCCCGGTACCGCGACAGGGCAATGCGCATGATCCGGTCATCGAAGTTGATGTTGTGAGCAATGCGCATGCCGGCGCGGTCGTGAATGGCCATGAAGCCGTCCAGCGCTTCCGACTCAGGGATACCCAAGTCCATGGCCATTTCATTGGTGATGCCGTGGATAGCGGTCACTTCGGCTGGGATCACCCAGCCATCAGGGCGCACCATTGCTTCGAAGGAATCGACCAGGGCGCCGTTGGCGTCGTAGGCCAGAATGCAGATGTCCACCAGGTGCGGCTGGCGCGGATCGTCGCTTGGGTCGCGGAACAGCGGCAGGCCCGTGGTCTCCGTGTCGAACATGCAAATTAGATTGTGCATAGGATTTGTCCTTTTTCGTTTCTGCTAATTACGCGGGTGCGACGTCGGGCGCCGGCGGCGTAGCAGTCGGTGAGTGATTGAGATGTTTTTGCTTTGGCTTCGGCGGTGTGGGTAACGCCGGTTTTGTGATGGGAGTTGTGCGAGGCAGGAGTTTCTATCTCCAGATTGTCTGGGCTGTCATCCGTCTTGTTTTCGTTTATGTGGTGCGCGATCTCCGTCATCAACAATGCTCGGCCAATCTTGGCGGAAAGGACTACGCGGCTGCGCCGGACGTAACAGCCATCTGAAACAACAGGGACATGCGGGAAAAATTGGTGAGGGCGGATCCTGACCCTCCAATACTTGTTCTTCCCTTTTGGTGCGTACTCCCCAATCACTTCGATTCCATGGGGCAGCACGTAGAGCGGTTGCTTTGGCTTGGCCATGGGCACTTTCCTTTGGGCAAGAGAAAGGCGCCCTTAGGCGCCTGGTGGTATTGCGGGAATGGTTTAGACGACGTCTTCCAGAGTGGCGATGACCTTGAAACTGTGGTCAAACGCTGATTCGCCCTCGGTTTCGATCTCGAGCACCTTGTCATCGAGCAGGCGCAGCAGCAGGGTGGCTGTCTTGTCGCTGTCGATGGCCAGGCGGCTCTGGACCCAGTGACCCTTGAACGCTTTGTTGTTGGACTTGAGCACGATCAGTTGCTTGGCGTCGTCATAGGTGAACTCGCCGAACTCTTTATCCAGCTCTTCAGACGGGCCAGCGACTTCAAAGATCTTTCCATCGCCCGATGTCGCGAGACCCGCGGACACCATAGCCTCGAGCATTCTGGTAGCCCGCTCAGTGCTGATCTTGAATGCTCCGGCAATCGCTGCCGCCCCCAGCTTCCCGTAAGCAATAACCTGCTCAATCGTATCGCTGTACAGCGGGTCTTGAGCACCGCCACCTGTGCGCTCGGCCAGTTCAGCAGCATTGCCCAGCGGGTGTTCGCCATCCGGTTCATCAGCACCAGCGCCACCGGCGGGGAACAGGCTCCCGGTCAGGTCGCTGACGTGCAGCGGCAAGTCCGGTTGGTCGCGTTCAGCCTTGATGCCGTCCAGGCCCTCGGCGTAATCGTTCGGTGCCAGCACCAGCAGGCACAGGCGCCCAGCCACATCAATGAGGCCATGACGGTTTGGGTCTTGGGCATCAATCGCCGCGGTGACCGTGATCGCCTTGGCCTTGAACTTCGCGTCAACGATGGTCACCGGGATGGTGTCGACGTTGCGGGAGCTGATGATGCTGATCGCGTTGTAGACCGATTTCTCGGCCGCTTCCGTCACGCGGTCGATGACTTCCTGTTGCTGGCCTTCGTTCAGGCTGTGAAACGGCGCACGCACATTGCGGAATTCAAACAGCGCGGCGGACACCAGGTCATGCACCAACAACTCATGGGCAATCATGGACGGCTCATATCCGCCCAGCTTTGCGCGTTCGATAATTGCATTGTGTTCAGCTTTCATGGGCATTCCTCAGTGCTTGGCGATGCGCTCAAGCTTCGATTGTTGAGCTGGGCTCAGGTTGGTATGGGCGCCGTAACGCTTGAAGCTGGCGCGGATGTTCTCGACGAATTCCAGTTCCCATTCCCCGCCGGCGTGCAGCTCAGCGGAGGCCAGGATCCCGGCGAACTCCTCGACACTGTCGTAGATGTCGAGGATGGATTGGGCGGCCATCAGGCTGCGGCCAATTGGGCCTGTACTGCCTGGATGTGGTTGACCAGGGCGGTACAGATGCGCGAGAAGTCGCTTTCGCGGTACAGCGTGGCACCACGCTCGCGGGCGGCCGCTTCGAAGCCCAGCGAACTCATGAAGCTGGCAGACACAACGAAGCCAAGGCGGTCGCTCAGGTCTCCCAGCTTGAAGTGCCGGCCATCGTCGACGGGCTGTTGAACTGCTGCAGCCGTCTTGATCGGCGTGGCGGTGACCGGCGCCGCCTGTTCCGCGGCCTTCACAGGCTGCTCAACAACTGGCTCAGCAACAGGCTCGGGCTTGAGTGCTGCCAGGCGTTCGGCTTCCTGATCGTCGGCGATCCGCTTTAATTCTTCGTTGCGGATTTGGACGCGCAGGGCTTCTGCCTTGGCTTCTTCGGCCGTCTGGTGCTCGGCAATGCGGTGCTTGATCAACACAACCAAGTCGTCGTTGGCCTTTGTCACCAGCTGTTGCACGTCGTTGAACAGGAACACGTGGTCAACAGCCAGTTCTGCAAGGCTGCTCAGGTTGAGGCGAATGTCGTCGGCTGCCTGGCTTGCATCGATCTTCGCCCGGGCCAGCTCGGTGTCGACGGCATCCTGCAAGCTGGCAATGGTGCGTTTGTTCTTCATCGCGCCGGCGAAGTCCGAGGCAATGTGCGGGAGCACGACCTTGCCCAGCGTCTTGTTGATCCCGGCAATGTGTTCGGCCAGGGCCTGCTCGCCCTTTTGCTTGATGCCGCTTTTCACCAGCAGCTCTTGGGCCTGAACCAATTTATCGACCTTGAGGCGCGTTTCGCGGGCATGGGCGCTGACGCGATCGAGCGACGAGAACAGATCGGCAATGGTCGCCGTTTGTGCAAGCGCCTGTTTCTTCGCTTCCTTCACCGCCGTTTCAACGTCGCTGCACCACTTGACTGCCTTCTTGGCGTCGGCGAAGTCTTGGTCAGTTGTGAGGGTGGTCTTTACAGCATCGATCACGGCCAGGGCGGACTGCTCAAACACCAGCAGGTTGCTGGCGGTGACCATGCCCGTCATTTCGATGCGTAGCGCTGGCAGCTCGTCAGGCGCCTTGCCGACCACAATTGAGGGGGCCTCGGTCGTCACCTCATAGTTGCCAAGGTCGGCTTCGAACTGCGCCCAGCCTTCAATCATCTGCTGGGCGCGGCCCGCAACAGGCCGGTACTCCATGTGCGCGAAGTTCTCGGCGGTGCCATCTGAGCATACGAAAATTACGCGTTCGGCGCCGCTCACCAGCAGTTGCTGCTCAAGCTGCCAGTAGTAGTGGGGTTCAAGCTGGCCGGCTTTGATCTGCGCAACCACGCTGTCATTCCACAACTTATGCTCAAACAGCGTTTCGCCCAGCATCGTCTGGCCGTCCATGGAGGCCAGCAGGTTGCCTTCGGTGCCCACGACCGGATAAAGCTCTTCGCCGATCATGGCTTCAACCAGCGGGCGGGCCAACGCTTCGGTGGTGTGGCCTCGGTCGAAGTTGCGCTGCTGTTGTGGCGTCACCTCAGGAACGATGCCGGTTTTCTTGAGTGTGAGCAGGTCAGTGCGCGACTGATACTTCGAAGCGCCCATCATGGCCGGCGCTTCGGAAGCGGTGAAGTGCTGGGCACGCAGTGCGTGCCACTCTGGCGAACCCTGGGCAACGTTATGGATGATCATTGTTGCTCTCCTTCGATGTCAGCCAGGGCCTTGATCTTTTCGATCTGCTCGGCATTGAGGGTGAATTTGCTGCTGACCATGGCGATCAACCGGTCAGGCACCGACCGACCGTCTTGGACGGCTTTGCGCCAATCCGGCAGGTTCTCGGCAAGCTTTTCGTCCGGATAGGCCGGAAGCGCGTCGGGCGCTTCGATCTTCTGTGTAACCGCCTGGGCAGTCCCACGAATCGGCTCTGTAGGCATGTCCTGCAGTTCCTCGGCCACCGGCATCCCGCGCAACACGTCTGCGAACATGTCACGCAGCGCAAAGCCCCGCGCCCGCATCTGGCGCATGCGCTTCGGGTACTGCGACCATGGGCCTTGCTTGCCGACGAGGCCTGCCGTCTTGGCGTCAGCCATGCTGAACGTGGCAATGTGTTCGTCCTCACCGCGGCGCTTGACCCGGCAGGTCGCAGTCTCGCCATCGTCGGTTTCCTTCACGTACTCGCAGAGTGGCGAAGCGCGCACCAGGGCAATCACTGCATCGCCCCACAATGACGGGCGCCCGTTGATGACCGCGATGTTCTGCATCGCCTGCATGGGTTGCAGGCCCAGCTCCATGCCCCACTGGATGGCCACCAGGATGTTGCCGGGGTTGTTGGCGAAGTCCTTCGGCACGATGGTGGACTTGGACAGGAAGCCGGCGAACTCCATGGCCTCTGTCAGCGTGGCCGGCATCAAGCCGAGGTTGGGTTTTACGATTAATTCAGACACAAGAGTTTCCTTGCCGCGACGTGCGCAGCATTGAGGGGTGAACGGGAGTGGGTTAGGCGTTAGCGGCCGGCTGTTCTCGGCGCTTCTCGATCTGGTTGGTGTTCGGCGGCAGTTCGACGTAGAACACTTCAAGGCAGTATTTCGGGGTTTTCTTGAACAGGACCGGCGCCGAAGCGCGGTTGCGGGTCATCAGGTCGCGCATCATTTCTGGGTCAGCGAAACCCAAATGCTTGCCTGCGAACTCGACCTTTTCGCGCTGGGCGCTGGCTTCCAGGTAGGCAAGGACCTCTTTTACGTCGCGTACCGAAAGCTCGACTTTTTCCAGCCCTTGATCGATTGCCCGGTGTAGCTCCGGCAGAAGCCAGCGCGCAGTCTCCATTGCGGAAGCCTTGCGGGCTTCGAAGTCCTTGGCGTGTCTGGACATAACACTACCTATTGAGTGATCAGGCCGCCGATTGCGGGGCCCAGTAGAACGATGGTGAGGAAGGTCCGGCCAACGATGGCCGAGGTCCAGCGGATGGCGCGCCGCCGGTCACGTTGGCGGGTGGTCATCCCGACGCCCCCATCATGTCGTCACCGAAGCACTCGCCATTGCAGACCTCGCTGCCGCATTCGGAGCATTGATCTACGGGTTGCACATCTTCTTGGCAGTTTTCGCCGCCGCAATGGGGGCACCGGGTGCCGGTCAGGTTTCCGTAGGGGCCTACCCAGTGGATGCCAAACCTGTTGCACTTGCTGCAAATCATTGTCATGACACCCTCGCAATCAGCATGCCGCGCCGCACTTCGATGCGGATCCGGCGGGGTAGATCGGAGACCATAAAAAAGCCCTGATTTTCCAGGGCCTTGGTCAGTTGTTTGGCGGTTCGGCAGATGATCGTCATGCATCCCGTCCTTGCCTGCGCTCGTAGATACGGTGCAGGCGTTCGGTGTAGTGGACATCCTCGGCCGCATCGATCACGCCCAGGGTTCGGAAGATTAAGATTGCGGTGTTGGCCGAGGCCTTGACCGCGACAGGACTGCATTCGGGGTCGATCACCCGGGCGATATACCCTTCAAGCATGCCAACGGCTAAATCGTGCTGGCTGCTCATGCTGCCCACCGTTCCCGACGCTTGAGGGCGTCTATCTCAACCCACAGCGCCAGCGTGATCTGCGGCCCGTACTGGTGAGCCAGCACCGGCAGTTGGTAGTCCGGCACGTCCATGCGAACGCCGTCTTCGTCGTAGCAGATGCCCGACACCAGCTTGAATTCCAGCTCGCGGCAGCCCTGGGCGTCCCAGTCGCTGTTCCAGCTGCCGGGACAGGGCGGCTCATTTACGCAATGGGTCACCTCCACCTGGAGGACAAACCCCTCAACAACTATTTCGTGTTCCATGGTCGCCTCCAGGGCGGTGATTACATCCGTCTGCCCACTCGGTGGAATGGGCAGAGGTGATGCGGTCAGTGTCTGCGGATGATTTCTGCGCGGGATCGGTTGGCGTTCTCGCCAACGTAAGTCGCCACGGCCTTGATGGCTGTTACTGCGACCTGGCTGCCGTGGGTGGCCGAAAGCGCCATGCCCGCCATGCTGATGAGCTTGACCGTGACGTTGTGTACGTCGTCCAGATCGCGCGGCTTGCAGGCGTTGATATAGGCCTCGACCAGCTTTTTGCACATTTGCTCTGCTGTCTCTTGGGTAACCATTGGTTTTGCTCCGGTTGTTTTCCCAATGCACCCGTCGCCAGGTGCATCAGTGAAAATTTCCGTTGTCTTGCGCGCCGACGTACCGAGGTCTATACGGCGCATCAGGGTGGGAGTCGCCCACGCCCGATGCGTCAAAGCCTTTCCCGGTCGACGCTTTGTTGCGGCTGGTTGTTAAAGAGCGGTTGGTCGCACATGCAAGCCGACTTGCACTTATAAAAGCATGCTTGTATCTAATATGCAAGTTCACTTGTGTATTTTCCTTGGGACGAAAAAAAACCCACTCGGTGGTGGGCGTTGTTTTCTGGTGGTTTTAGGCTTTTGGCTGTGTTTCCTGCATTCGCTTGCGCCATGCCTCATGCCATTTTTTCGCGTGCCACTGGCGGTAGACGTAGTTCACTGCGGCGGCGCCCAGCGAAACGATGATTACGGCCCAGTCGGCGCGCTCACCGATATCGCCGGCAATTGCGAGAGCAATCAGTGAAGATGTCCCGGCGACAAGCCCAACAAAAATGGCCTGGTTGCCATCGTTGTAGTCCGGCTTTTTGCCTTTCCTGGCCTCCGTGATTTCATCCGCATCCCTGGCCCGCGCAGCGTAATCCTCTGGACTTTCGTCTTGAGCCCCCATCTCAAAGCTTCCTTGCGTTCCAGGCCAGCAACACGCGGGCGTGAATAATCATGCCTTCCAGCTCAGCACCCTTGATGTCGTAGGGCGGAAAGGTCTCATTATCCGAGATCATGCGCAGCATTTTGGGCAGGCGCTGCAGACGCTTGATGTACAGCATTCCATCAAGTGTAAAGACGTAAACCCCGTCCACCACCACTTCATTGATGCCCTGGTCAACGATCAGCGGGTCACCACTGGAAAAGGTGGCACCCATGCTTTCGCCAAACCCAGTGATCACCGACAGGTTGTCGCCGTGGGTGTAGGTAATGCCCTGTTCCCGCAGGTATTCGGTGCGAACGGTGATGTTGCGGACGGTCTCGATGTATTCCTTTGGAAGAACCTGGCCGGGCCCCATTGATCCAACTACGTCATATTGCGGGATATCAATTTCGTCGTCCCGCTGCTGTCGGGAGAAGTCGCCTATCACTACGTTATCCATGGCACGCCGCCTCGGTGGTTCGCCGGCACCATCCAACAGCCAATCGACTGTCGTATCCAGTCCACGGGCCAGCGCCAGCAGGTTGTCATTCTTGATATTACCGGTGTCCCCGGCGAACCACTGGCGTACAGCCTCGTAACTGACACCACAGGTAGTGGATATCAGCCGCTTTACGCCACGCACGCCGGTTTCAGGCTTCCGTGCCAGTACAAGTTTCGTCATTCGATCAGTGATGTTCATTTGCCCAATCTACAAGTTGGCTTGTCAAGCATGCTTGCTTATTAAATACAAGCATGCTTGAATTTGGCGTAAGAGCATTGGAGGTGCCTATGAAACGCCAAACAGCGATTGATTATTACGGCTCCATCCCCAAGCTCGCACGGGCACTCAAAATCACTTATGAGGCAGTGCGGCAGTGGGGGGATGAAGTCCCCGAGTTGCGCCAGTACCAGCTGGAAAAGCTCACTGATGGAGCACTGAAGGCCGGCCAAGAAAGCCGGTCTCAGTCGGTGGCCTAGCATGCCAACGAGCCCATTAAGCCCTGAGCAGACTGCAAGGGCCCGCAGGAACTACGTGGTTCTCATGCAGGCGCTTGCATCTGTCGGCAATGCACCCGTGGCGCTTGCAGTCGGCGTCGATGAAGCAACTATCAGCCGCATGAAGCCGGAGAAGTTTGAGCAGTTCTGCCAGATTCTGGCGGTGCTCGACTTGAAGGTCGTGCCCAAGGCCATGCAGTGCTTCGACAAGCGGGACATTGCGACCCTGTTGCACCAGGCCAAGCGCTACATGGAGCTGATTCAGGACACTGACCAGCTGGAGCGTGAGTGATGGATTGGTTCCGGATGTATGGCGAGTTCGCCACCGACCCCAAAGTGCAGATGATGAGCGAGGCCATGCAGCGCCGCCTTGTCATGCTTTTTTGCCTGGAATGCAGTAACGGTATTGAAACGTTTCATGTAACGGAACGTGCAACATCCATCGCGTTCGCTTTGCGTGTTTCAGATGAAGTTTTGGCAGAGACAAAAGTCGTGTTTTTGGCCAAAGGTTTCATCAATGACGACTGGACCTTGCGTAACTGGAGCACCCGCCAATACGAGTCGGACTCAAGCACAGCAAGGGTTAAGGCCTGGCGAGACAAGAAGAAGCAGCAAGCGCAACAGGGTGAAACGTTACAGAAACGTTCCAGTAACGCCCCAGAACAGAACAGAACAGATACAGAACAGAATAAGAACCCCCTTAATCCCCCTGCTGCTGAAAACGAAAAGCCGGACGCTGATCCGAAGCCGCCGACTG